TTATTTGATTCAATACCAGAATTCCATAGTTTGCTATTATATTCTGATACGGGGTCTTGTTCATTGATTGTAGTCAATGAGTTTTCAATATACCATTTTCCAGTAGGACCTTGAAAACCATGGTCATAAATAGTTACCCATGGTGTTTTACTTGAATCTTTACCAGGTAAGAATCGAACGACTGCATAACCAGTACCATCTTTACCCATACGGGCTTTCCAGATACGATCATCATCATATGATTTATTTTCGGTATTTTGTTTTAGTGATTGTGCCAGTTTATCGAATTGGCTTGTTCGGTTTTTTAGATAATCATCAAACGACATTTTGTTTCTCCTGTAGTTGCTTTTTGATACTTTCAATTTTTGCTGAATCAACAAGTTGGTTTATAGATTCATACACTTCATCATCATTCATAAGTTTATCAATGTAATTAGAGTTTACAGGTTTTGCATACTCTAGATCTTCATACCATATAGGAGTTATACTATTATGCAAACAGTAATTTGCAATTAAGTAAGTTGTCCGTACCACTATCATATTTGTTTTACGTAAATATGATAAATGTTGTGTACCTAATCCGCGTGGCTCATTACCAGTAGATAAATGATACAATTTTAAATTGTAATTTACCCAACTAATCAATGAATCACTACTTGATTTTCTTAAGATGAAGTGTTCTGCTCTATCAAACCCAAACATATTTTGACAAGCATTCATAAGAACAACATAGTCATCCATATTTGCATGCATATCATTAAATGTTTGCCAATCTAAGAATCCAAACTGACCTGCCTCATGAAACATTTTTATATCATGTTTGCCATCAAAGTGTAAATCTTTGATGTGATATGCTGCTAGTTCGTTTTCAGGGATTTTGAGGTTATGCTTTTTTGCCAAGTCTTGACAAAATTTAGTAGCACCACTTCTTGGTTCAGCTACAACGAGCATTAGAGTTTTCTTTCATTGTTTCTCCGTTTCGCGTAAGTTGAGTTTATAGTCTTCCTAAGACATGAATACATCACGAGCGATGTCTTCATAATATTTATAGTCCAATTTCTTTAAAACAAACGGACTATAATTCTTTAATTTTCTTAAATGATCTGGCCATACAAATGGTAGATCGACTAAAGCTTCATGTTGTGAAATGAAACTATACAGCTGATTTAATAATACCAAACTTTCTATGTTTATTTCGCCATCAATACATTTTTTATGAATGAGTGGAATGGAATTGTTAGACACTTTCATACATTCGCCTGGTCCACTCCTTTTTATTGTATAGCAATCTTCTCTGAATTTAGATGGCATATTTTTGATATGAGCTTTATATTGTTCCATCTTAATTTTTGACATGTTGCGAATCCAACATTTCGGATCTTCAAGAAAATGAGAAAGAAAAAAGTCTTCTAAATCTTTTCTTTCTATGATTTTTGTAATCTTTTCAAAACTATACATATCACTACGCTTTTGATAAGCATCAGTAGAAGCATTAACCTTTCCATTGTATTTGAAAAAGTCATAGTCTGTTGAAAAGTGTCTTTGCATCGCAAGGTATAATTGATATACCTCATATCCAAATCGTGTCATTTATGCTACAGTGTTAATTTTATATTTCAACATATTGAGCGTCAAAGCATCTCGCTCAATTTTCTCTTTAATTGCTTTAGGCAGAATTTGTTTCATACTCTCAGGCTCAATATCATACTTTTCACAGATACTAAGTACAGCTTCGATATATGTTAATCCACTTGCCTTCACATAACCTTCAATTTCTTCTGGTATTTTTTTGACTTGTACTCCAAAGTCACTGTCACTAATTCTTCTCATTAAATAACTCCAATTGTTGTTCTTGAGCTAAAACACCTCTGATAAGATTACCAACGACTACATCTAATTCAGTAATGTTTCGAGCTTCATAATATTCTAAAAGTAATTGCAAAATACGGCGCTTATCTTTTTCATCAGCGGTACTTTCTTTCCAATAAATTGTAATATCTTTTAGAAGTTTCTCTACTTCAAATGGTCCTACTAATTCATTCATCCTAATTTCCTTTCCTCCACTTTATTATAATACATAGCTATACGCGTTTTTAATTTTTCAACCCACGTTATAATATCTTTACCTTCAATAATAAATTCTTGGTATGAGCCATCTTGAATTGAAATCATAATTGCTAATTGTTTAGGCAACTCATTATATCTTTCATGATATGCAACTGCATAAAATGCGGCTTGCATAAAATAGTCTTCAATCCAATCTGGGTTTTTTGGTTTACGCGATGTTTTAAAATCAATTACTGATAATTTACCATCAATTTCAGCGATACAATCTACTGTTCCAGCAACCTTCAAAGCATCACTATAAAGTGATGCTTCTAATAGTCTTACATTATCAATACGATCAAGAGCAGGACGAATTCCAAGGAACATAAAGTTGCCAGCCACGTTATCATCAGATAGGGGTTCGTTTGATAGGTAATCCTCACATAGTTGATGCATTGCTGTACCGCGAGTAGTAGCTGCCAAAGATATGGCTGCAGCTTTCTCTTCGCCAACACGCTTTTTCCATGCAAATAGTGCAGACTTATCAGAAGTTTCTCCCAAAACATGCGTAATGCTTGGATACTTTTCGCCATTAGGTGTTTCATATTTTCTACTATTTTCGCCATCAATTCTATTGAGCGACAGCTTTTCCATTTTAATGTGTGTAAACATATTATAGTTATACCATATCTTGTTTAAAATTCTTTCCAAATAAACGAGTCCAGTAATAAGTAAAGTCTGTTTTACTATACTTTGCTAGACTTTGATTTTCATGATGTTTTTCATGGTCACCATGACCCGCAGTAACGAAACCAACCCATTTCCAATGTGGATGTGTATGACCAAGAACATTCAACATACCTGATGCAAAGTTAGCAAAAAATTGTGGTACGATGTATGTGTACACGAAAAATTCCATTGACTGATAATAAAATGCAATAGAACCTAATAGCACAGGCCAAAAAAGAACTGTATAATTGTGCCACTTATTTTGCCACACAACATCTTTATCTCTCAAAAGATCTGTTACGAACTTTACATATTTTCTTTGTTTTAAATGTTCTACATTCCACCAATTCAAAGTCCACACATTGAACCATCCATGTAGTTTTACACTATGCGGATCAACATCGGTGTCTGGCCATTTATGATGAACTCTGTGAAGTAAAGCCCATTCTAATATACTTCCCCATGTTGTATAGGAACCAAGAAATATCATTAACCATTTTGTAAATCTATTTTTAGGTTCATACATTTTATGAGCCCAACAACGATGGTATGTTGCATCGGCAATACTTGAAATAAACCATGAAAAAATTGCTGCATACACAACATATAGTGGATTAAAGTATGCAATTAGAAAAATTGGTCCTAAAATAAATGCCAAAATTTGAATTACTCTAAATGGTCTCATTATCTTTATCCTTTAATAAAATTCTTTCAGCTTCAGTTTTATCGATAACTGCTGAATGCAATTCAAACATGTATTCTAAAAGAAGTTCTTCCATAAGCGCGCGTAGCCCGCGGGCACCGATTTGTCTTTTAATTGCTTCTTCTGCAATGATGTCAATTGCATCATCTTCAATTTTTAAATCAATCTTTGAATAATTGAAAAGTCTTGTGTATTGGTCTACAAGATTGTTTTTTACATTAGTTAAAATGTATTTCAATTCATCCTTTGTTAATTCGTCTAATGTTGCTATGAGTGGAATGCGACCTAAAATTTCAGGTATAAAACCAAAAGACTCTAGCATTTCAGTAGTTACATTATGAATAAGATTTTTTTCAGCTTTGGTCTTCACAATGTTCTTGTTGAAACCTATGCTTGATTCATTCTTCTGTTGCTTACTAGCAATAATTTCTTCTAGACCTGGAAAAGCACCGCCTACAATAAAGAAAATATTACTAGTGTCTATTGAAAACCTCATTTTACCGAAGCCATTGCTTCTCTCAATTTCTACAGTAGTTCCTTCAAGCAGTTTCAGTAAAGCTTGCTGAACACCTTCACCACCAACATCTCTTCTTCCAGTTCCATCGTTTCTTTTTGCAAGCTTATCAAATTCATCAATAAAAATAATTCCAGTTGCAGCTGCGTCATACTTATCGCCTGATGCATTTATCAAACCTTCAACTAAGGAATCTACATCTTTACCAACATATCCTGCAGATGTAAGTGTAGTGGCGTCTGCAACGAAGTATGGAACATTTAACATTTTTGCTAGATGTTTTACCAAATATGTTTTACCTGAGCCAGTTGGTCCAATTAACATAATATTTGTTTTATCAATTTTGCTCGATTCTTCAAAGTTGCTATCTTTGTAAATAAGCAATCTTTTATAATGATTATGAGCTGCTACAGAAAGTAACTTTTTAGCTCTATCTTGACCAACAACATATTCATTTAAATAATCATAAATATCACGCGGTTGTGGCAGAGTAAAAGAGATATCGCCATCATCGCTAAGTAAATCGATTTTATCTCTTATTAGTTCTAGGGTAGATTGAAGAAATTCTTTATCTTTAGTTCTTAAACTCATAGTAAGTGATCCGCGCCTTTTCCATGCGGATGAATTTTTTTCATTTCACGTAGAGTATCTTTAAAGCCTTCAGGCAATTTACCGGAGTCCATGGATGTACCACCAATTACAGTCGTTGCTTTTCCACCGGTGCTATCTTCCTCTGAACCGATAGGATACCATTGTTCCATTTCTTCATCCCAAAAATAACCATCTTCTTCTTTTCGCTTAGTCATTATTATGCCTCTTCATCATTGTCCTTATCATATAATCTGTCTATGAGAACCGAATAAAACTTATCAAAGTCTTCTAATGATTCGAATTTGGTCGCGTTTTCATCGTCTAGAATATATGATAATCTTTCCCATGATTTTTTAGCAGCAATCAAAACTTTATTTGAATACATTTGTTAGTGTCCTCTCTATACAATTATACCACGAGTAATAAATACTTTATGGTTCAAACTATTTATCAAAGATATGACAAACGAGCTCAAGCCGCAGGTGTGACACGCGGTACACGGGAAAGTCTA